CCTCCGCGTGCACACCGTCAAAAAATGGAAATCGTTTTCTAGGGGGATTTTTCAGGCCTCGCATGTCAGGAACCAAGAACTCTGGACGGCGATCGAAGTCCACGCAGGCCCACGTGCTGCAGGGCACGTTTCGGAAGGACCGCCATGGCGACGGTGAGACGCCGGAGCCGCCGATTGGGCGCCCGAAACCGCCGAAGCAACTGAATGCCGAGGCCCGCGCTGAATGGGACCGCATGGTCGAGCGGCTGGACACGACCCGGACGCTCTCGATTGTCGACGACGGCGCGCTCTACCAATACGCGAAGCTGTTCGCGGAAACGGAGGCGACGGAGGCGGACCAGAAAGAGAACCGTCGGCTCGCAGGGCTGCTCAAGCGCAAGATGACGGCCCGGCTTGATGGCGCGCGACTCATCGAGGCGATCAAGGCCGTCGTGGGGTTGCGCCAAATGATCAACAAGGGCACGCGGGACCTTCGACAGCAGCGGATGGCGCTGCGGCAGTACCTGGTCGAGTTCGGGATGACGCCGTCGGCGCGCAGTCGCGTGAAGTTGCCAGGCAAACGACAACCGGTGGATCCGGTGAAGGAGCGATTCTTCGGTGGTAGCCACAGCGGCACCAAAACGTAAGCTGACCGAGCGGACCGGCAAGGTTGGTCGCACGGGACGAGCTGCGCCTCCGCGACCGTGGTGGGGCGATGGGGCGGCGCCGCTCGAGCTCTGGCCAGGCGTCACGATTGACTTTCCGGCAGTCTGGAATCCCATGGGCGGACTGGCCGGCCAATGGGAGAGTCCTGACGGCCGGTATTACTTCGACGCGAAAGCCGCGGACGACGCCTGCGACTTCTTCCCGTGTCTTCTCCGGCATCACATCGGGGCCTTCGCCGGCCAGCCGTTCGAGCTCATGGAGTATCAGGCGAAGCTGCTCACCCGGCCGCTATTCGGGTGGAAGCACGCGATCGACGGCACGCGACGGATCGGTAAGGTGTTCGCGTTCATCCCGAAGGGTGGAGGCAAGTCTCCCTGGGGGGCTGGGACGGCCCTCTATTTGGCGCGATGTGATGGCGAGCCGGCGGCCGAGGTCTACGTCGTTGCGGGCGACAAGAACCAGGGCCGGACGGTGCACGACAACTGCAAGATCATGATCGAAGCATCGCCGCATCTCTATGACGGGTGCGAGATCACCAAAGACACGATCTCCTGGATCGACATCAACTCGAAGGTGCAGGTGCTGTCCTCCGACGCCAGCACGAAGCACGGGTTCCGGCCGTACGCCGTCATCTTCGACGAGCTGCACGCGCAGAAGAATCGAGCGCTCTATGAAGCCCTCAAGAAGTCCATGGTCAAGCGCCGGCAGCCGGTGATGATCATCATCACGCACGCAGGCGAGGACGATGAAGGCATCTGCTTTGAGGAATATGAATATGCCAAGGGCGTGCTGAGCGGGTCCAATCCGGATGAATCGTGCCTCCCCGTGATCTTCGAGGCCTATCCTGGCGACGACTTCCAGGACCCGAAGGTCTGGGCACGGGTGAATCCCGGGCACGGCGTGACAGTGCAGCACAGCGGCATCGCCGCGGAATGCCGGGAGGCCGTCGCCGAGCCGCGAAAGCGGAACGACTTCCTCCGCTACACGCTGAACCGCTGGGTCAGCCAGGCGGTCGCGTGGATTCCGATCGACTGGTGGGATGCGTGTAACGCACCGATGCCAGCCGACGCGGTGCTGGCGAAGCTCCAGTGCAGCGCCGGGATCGACATGGCGCAAAAGATCGACCTGGCGGCCGCGGCGGTGTTGTTTCGGTTGCCGCTCGAGCTGTTGGCCGAGTTGCAGGTCGCCGCCAAGACGGAGACCGACGCGCCGCTCGAGGTCGAGGTCGTCGCCGAGGAAGAGACCGGCGAAATCGTCAAGCGGAAGCACTCGCTCAACTACGGGATCGCCATCGTGCCGGCCTTCTGGCTGCCGGACGAGACACTCGAGGAGCGCGTCAAGAAGGACCACATTCGGTACGACATCTACGAAGCGGACGGCCTGCTCTTCAAGACGGAGGGCGCGATCGTCGACAGCGACGCCATCGTCGACTACTTCAAGGATCCCCAGAAGCGCGGCAAGGATCTCGTCACGCGGTTCCCGCTGATCAAACAGGCCGAGGTCGGCTACGACCCCGCGTTCGCGACCGAAGTGGGCAAGGACCTCCGCGACGTGCACGGGTTCACGACCGTCGAGGTCCTGCAGAACTACAAACACATCTCGGAGGCGTGCCAGGTCTTCGAGGCGCTAGTGAAGGCCAAGCGGGTGATCCATGGCGGGCACCGCCTGCTCCGGTGGAACCTCGAGAACGTCGCGGTCAAGCGCGACGACGCCGGCCGGATTCGACCGGTGAAGCCGGGCAAGGCGACGAAGCGGATCGACGGGGTCGTCGCGGTACTCATTGCGCTCAGTCGACTGATGGCGATGCCGCCACCGAAACCCAAAGGGCCGCGGGGTCGCTCGCGTGTCTGGACGCCTGCCGGATTTGGAGATATGCCGACGTCATGAGGCCACGTTACCTGCGAATGCGCGCCTTCGCTGTGGTACAGCACTGGGCGCGACTCGCCTGGCGCGCGCTGTGCGCGGTCGCGCGCGGGGTCGGATCGGAGATCGGGCGTGACGAGATGGTGCTCGTCGTGGCGCTGGGGCTCGTGGGCTATGGGCTCTGGCTCACGCCGTGGAAGCCGGCGGCGTTCATCGGCCCTGGGTTGGTCTTGCTCTGGATGGCGTTGCCGCCGCGCAAGCGGTTCATTGTGCGGCAGGATGCGCCGGCCGCGTCTCGGAGGAGTCCCTGATGGGTGCGCTCGCGAAACTGTCGGCCACGTCTCCCCGCGCAGAAATCAGTCGAGGCGCGAGCGCCGGCGAGGATTTCTGGTACGACTCCTCGGGATGGGTTCAAAGTCTGACGCAGGCGGGCGTTGGTATGAGCCCGGAGCTCGCCCTGACGTTGTCGCACGTCTACTGCGCGGTGGACACGATCAGCGCCGACTTCGGCACGTCGCCGTGCCAGATGTTCAGCGACGACGGCGACGACGGACGGTCACGCGTGAAATTCTCGGATCCCGGGATCGGGTCACTGGCCTATCGGTTGCGCTGGCAGCCGAACATCTGGCAGTCGGCGAAAGCCTTCTGGAGTACGCTCGCGTGGCAGTACCTGCTTCGGCCGGCCGCCTACGCTGAGATCCTCTACAAGCCAGGCACCGACACGATCATCAACCAGCTGGTGCCGCGGCACCCCGATCGCGTGCGTGAGTTGCGGCTGCCGAACGGACGGCTGACGTTCAAGTTGACCGAGGCGGACGGCTCGACACGGTACGTCACGCAGGAGGAGATGTTCGTCGTTCGCAACACGTCGACCGATGGCTTGAACGCGATCAGCCGCACGGAGTACGGCGGCCAGGCCATCGGGACGGGGCTCAAGCTGCAGCAGTACACCAAAACCTACTTCCAAAAGGGCGCCACGGCCTCGCTGCTCGCCACCTACAAGGGCGATTCGATGGAGGAGGAGGAGGAGCGGTCGCTGCACGGCAGCATCACGCGCTACATCGGCGGCGCCGAGAATGCCGGTGGGGTGCTCCTGGTGCCGGAGGACATCGACGTCAAGAGCCTCGGCGTCGACCCGGAAAAAGCTCAGCTGCTCGGACTGAAAAATCTCAGCGGCCGCGACATCGCGCGGCTCTTCAAGATGCCGCCAGGATGGCTCGCGATCGAGGGAACGAGCACCTATAACTCGCAGCTGCAGGATGCCCAGAACTACGTCAACCGCTGCCAGATGCCGCTGGTCGTCGAGTTCGAACAGGCAATCTACATCCATCTGATTGTCTCGCGTGACTACTTCGCGAAGTTCAACATGGATTACCTGCTCCGTGCGAGCTTCAAAGAGCGCATGGAGGGCTACGAGATCGGCATCCGATCACGCGTGCTGCGTCCGAGCGAGGCGCGCGTCCGCGAAGACATGAACCCGGACGACGAGCTCGACGCGCTCTCTGCCCAGGATCATCGGTCCGGGCACCAACGGGACGGTGTAAACAACGCGCCGAAGGACGCCGGCGGCCGGCCCTCGGTCCGGGCGACGCTGGTGATGCATGACAACGCCCAACGGGTGCTCCGACGCGAGCGTGAGGCTGTCAGCAAGCTCGCCAAGAAGCACGCGGACAGCGCCGAAGGGTGGGCGGAGGGGCTGCGCGACTTCTACGAAGATCACGCCGGGTTCGTGGCGGACACGATGCGACTGCCACGTCCCGTCGCGCGCAGCTACGCCGCGCAACACGGGGCCCTGCTCGAATCGCACGGGATCGTCGTCATGGACGACCAGTGGCAGCGGCTCGAGGCCGAAGAGCTCACGGCGTTGGCGATGGACACGACCTTCGGATCGGTGGCGGCGTAAACGAACAAAGGAGCCGGAGTGCCATGGCTGAAAAATATTCACGGATTCTGCGGGCGATCACCGAGCAACCCTGGGCGATTCGCCAGGCCACGCTCGACACGATGTGCGCGGTGGTGGCCGCCCGGGCGGCAGGGGTGAAGCTCTCGCAGCACGAGATCCGGGCGCGGATCGGTGCGGCACAGTCGAAGCGATCACGCTCCACGGTCGGGGTCGGGGCAAGCGCCGTCGGGGTGGTTCCGATCTATGGCGTGTTGGCGCAGAAAGCCAACATGTTCACCGAAATCAGCGGCGGGACGTCCTATCAGATGATCCTCAAGGATTTTCGGGATTTCCGCGACGATCCCAACGTGAAGGCGATCGTCTTCGACATCGACTCTCCTGGCGGCGAGGTGTTCGGCCTCGAAGAGACGGCGGAGGAGATCTACGCGGCGCGTGGAACGAAGCCGCTGATCGCGGTCTGCAACCCGATGACAGCGAGCGCGGCGCTCTACCTGGCCTGCGCCTGCGAAGAAATCGTCGTGACGCCGAGCGGGGCCATCGGCAGCATCGGCACGATCGTGATGCACGTCGACTATTCGAAACAGAACGACATGATCGGCGTCGCGCCCACCTACATCACCTCGAGCGAGTTCAAGGCGGAGGGCAATCCGGACGAACCCCTGAGCGATGAGGCGGTGACGGAGCTGCAGACGATGGTCAACGCGTACGGGGACAAGTTCGAGGCGTTCGTCGCCAAGGGTCGGAAGGTGTCCGTGTCGAAGGTGCGGTCGGACTTCGGCCGCGGGCGGATGCTGCTCGCCGCCGATGCACTCAAGGTCGGCCTGGCCGACACAATCGAAACGTATGACCAGACCGTGGCGCGAGCGCTCGGACCTGGCGTCCGCACGGGCGCGCGCGCGGCGCTTCGTGATGGTGACACGGTCACGATCGCAGCGTGGCAGGGCCCGCACGGGCACGTCGAGGCTCGCGAGGATGGACAGCAGGCGACGTGCGGCGGCCCGGACGTCTGCCAGACATGCGCCGCGGAGGCGGCAACGCTCGAGGAGGTATCGGACGCGTCGGCGATCGCGGCGCAACTCCAAGCCGATCGTGATGCGATCGCTGTCACGCTGGCGATGACCGAACCATGACCACGCGATCGGCACGTCGACGTGGCCGGCCTCCACGCGTGATCGGCGAGCGGTCGACTGTCCGCATCTGGAGCTACGTCACAGAGAGCGAACGACAAGCGCTGCAGCAAGTTGCGGACGAAAGCCACAAACCGATCGGTGAGATCGTGCGAGAGGCGGTCAACGAATGGGTCGCCGACTGTTCAGACCGTCGCGTATTTTCTACCACGAGTAAATCGGGGCCAGCCGTAGTCTGAATCCCATATTTGGTTCGAGGCCGTCAGGTTCTCCCGCTCTGAGAGCGATCCCCTGAACGGCAGCACAGACACCCGCGGCCTCTGAGAGCGCCCGGATCTGTTCGCGAAACGCGCGCATGCGCGCCGTTTTTCGATACAGGTCCGGGCGTTTGCCGTGTACGGGCGCGAATGACAGGAGAGCGACTTCCCATGAGCACACCGACGATCACCGGCGCTTCGCAGTTGAAGGCCCTGCGGCAAGAGGCCGCAGACATTCACACCAAGACGCTGGCGCTGAATCAGCGGGTCGCTGAAGGCGCGACGCTCAGCGACGAGGAGCGCAAGGAGTTGACCACGCTGCGCACGCGCGCGGCGGACGTCAAAGCCGCGCTCGTGATCGCCGAAGAGGCCAACGAAGCCGAGCGGGCCCTGGCGGCGGCGTTGGACGCGCAGAACCGTCGCGGCCAGGAAGACGCCGACACGCGGGCCTCTGAAGCGGCGCGTACGGCCGCCGGCTTGCCACGCGTCGAGCTCGGGAAGAACCGGGCCGAGGACGAAGCGAAGGCCCCGGGCTTTTTCGGCCGACAGCTCCAGGCGGTGCTGAACTTCGCCGCCAAGGGCGGATGGCATCACCTGAGCGCCGAAGAGCAGCGCGTCCTCACGCCGATGCTGGACGGCGTGAACCGCAACCGCGTGCTCGCAGCGCCCACCGGCCTCAACACCGACATCGCCTCAGACGGCGGGTTCCTCGTCGGCCAGGACCGATCCTCGACCATCATCCAGCGCGTCTACTCGCAGGGCCAGGTCATGAGCCGCGTGAGCCGGCTGCCCATCGGCCCAGGGTCGAACGGGATGAAGCTCCCGGCCATCGACGAGACGAGCCGCGCTGACAACTCCCGGTATGGTGGCATCGTGTCTGGCTGGCTCGGGCAGGGCAATACCCTGACCGCCGGCCGTCCGAAGTTCCGCGAAATCGACTTGAAACTGCGCAAGGTCGGCGCGTTCGTCTACGCCACCGACGAGCAGATCGCCGACGCCATCGCGCTCGAGGGCTGGGTCAACAAGTACCTCCCGCTCGAGCTGACGTTCCGGGCCGAAGATGCGGTCCTGAACGGCACGGGCGGCAACCAGCCGCAGGGCGCGCGCAACTCCGGCGCGACCATCACCGTCACCCGCAACACGGCCACCCGCGTGCTCTACGAGGACGTCAGCGGCATGTGGCTGCGGATGTGGGCGCCGTGCCGCACGAACGCCGTGTGGCTCGTCGACCAGAGCGTCGAAGCGGAACTCGAGCAGCTCCAGATCGCCGTCGGCACTGGCGGCGTCCTGGCGCCGATCTACAAGCCCGCCGGCAGCATCGCGGGGCAGCCGTTCGCCACCCTCTACGGTCGGCCGGTGATTCCGGTGGAGTACGGTGCGGCACTCGGCACCACGGGCGACATCGCCCTCGTCGATCTCAGCGAGTACACCGTGATCGACAAGGGCGCCGTGGATTCGGCCGTGTCGATCCATGTGGCTTTCCTGACGGCCGAGCAGGTCTTCCGGTTCATGTATCGCATGGACGGACAGCTGAACTGGAACGCGGCGCTGACGCCGAAGAGCGCCGGCAGCACGCTGTCGTGCATTGTGGTTCTCAGCTAGGCCTGAACCCAGAACACTGCAGGAGACACGAGGATGTATAGCCCAGAACCGCAAATCATCAGCCTGCTCGAACCGGCGGACTACCAGGCCGGGTCTACCGACATGGACTCCGTCAACATGGGTAGGCTTCACAAACTCAAGATCGTGATTTCATTCGGCACGATCACTGGCGAAGATCCGGTGTTCAAGCTGTTCGCTGGCGCGACCGCTGGCACGAAGACGACCGAGATCCCCTTCAAGTACCGGGTCTCTGGTGCCGACTTCAAGGTCACGGCCGCGGACGTCTTCGGCGCGCGCGCGGCGATCGCCGCTGGAGCCGTCGGGCTCACATTGAACCCTGTGGCCAACTATGACCACCGGATGATCGAGATCGATGTCATGTCGGACGAGCTGCCGGACGGCAAGCCGTGGCTGACGGTGGAAACCGATGACGGGTCGGCCTCCGTGCTGCTCATGAGCGCGATCGGCATCGGCGCGCCGCGGTACGCCGGCGACACGCACACGACCGCGGTCTGATCGGGGCCGACATGCTCTTGCGCACGCTGGCCGGCTCTCGGGCCTGCCAGATCGAAGACTACGAGATGGAGGCCGGCCGCCACGCGTTGGCGGCCGGTTTCGCCGAACCCGTCGACGGCCCAGAGAGGTCGGACACGCGCGCCGCGGCCCCGACAGCCGCCGCGGTCACCACCGGCCAACCGTCGGTCAAGAAGAGCAAGGCCCAGAAGCGATCCGGCCGCTAGGCCCAGGTCGCGAGGAGTCTCACCATGGCGAATGTGCAGGGCGGTCGGGTCAACGGGAACCTCGTCTACTTCGACAAGATCGGGCGCCTTCGGCGGTACGTCGACGCCATCGGCCCCGATGTCATCAAGTACCTGAACGATTTCGTCTCCGGTCCCGGGATCGACACTGCCTTCGATAATGACTGGACCGTCACGCGCGTCGAGGCTGGCGCGGGCGAATCCACCGTCACGCTGACAGACGTGGGCGGTGGCGCGCTCCTCATCACGACGGATGCCGCCGACAACGACGGCATCAACATGCAGCAGATCGGCGAGGCATTCAACCTCGCCGGATCGGGCATCAAGCTGCTCTACTTCGGCGCGCGGTTCAAGATCTCCGAAGCCACCCAGTCGGATTTCTTCATCGGGCTCTGCGACACCGACACGGATATTCTCGCCGGCGCCAACGATTCGATCGGCTTCCGCAAAGTGGACGGCTCCACCGCCGTCAGCTTCCTCACCGAGAAGGCGACCGTCGAAACGACAGTCGCGGCCTTCACGGCCGACACCGGCTTCCATATCGTCGAATTCATCTACAACGGCGTCGCCGGAACGCTCGAGGCGTTCGTGGATGGGACGAGCCTCGGCACGGTCGCGGTCACGAATCTCCCCGATGAGGAGCAGCGGGTCAGTATCCACTTCCTGACGGGTGAGGCGGTTGTCAAGACCATGACCGTCGACTGGGTCAACTGCATCCAAATCGGCGGCCGCGGCTAGCGGTCCGGGTCCATGACGATCCTGGAGCTCCTGAACACGCCGATCACGACGTCGGTCACCGGCGATGTGACGGCCGGCGTGAAGGTGCCGCGCGGTGGGCGTGTGGAGAGCCTGTCGCTGCAGGCCGTCTTCACGTATGGGTCTGGCGGCACCAATGCCACCGCGTACGTGCAGACCTCCTTCGACGGCGGCGTGACCTGGGTCGACATCGCGTGCTTCCAATTCACGACGGCGACGGCGACGCGGCTCTATCACTTGACCGCCGCGGCGGTCTCAGCGATTGCGACGCCGACGGATGGGTCGCTGGCGGCGAACACGGCCGTCAACGGGTTGCTCGGCGATCGGTTCCGCGTGAAGTTGACGACCACGGGCACCTACGCCGGCGGCACGACGTTGGCGATCGCCGGGTTGCCGAAGTAGTAGCGCGAGGGTGAGATGCGATGGCGTTGTATCTCGTGTCGCCGCCAGACGACGAGCCGATCGATCTCGCGACGGCGAAACGACAGATCCGCCGGGAGGATGTTGAGGACGACGACGAGCTGATTTCGACGAGCTTCATCCCGGCGGTCAGCCAGCGCTGCGAAGACGCCACCGGGCGACAGCTGCTGACGGCGACCTGGGATCTGAAAGTCGACGGGTTTCCGGCGTGCGGGTGGTTCGACGTGCCGCGGCCGCCCCTGATTCGCGTGGTCTCGATCAGCTACGTGGACCTGGCCGGCGCGACGCAGACGCTGGTGATCAGTCAGTTGTCCGGCAGTGTGTGGGTGGCCGGGGCGGACGCGAGCCGCGTGATCGTTGATGCGCCGACCGGCCCACGCTGCGCC